TCAAGTAAGCTTACCTGAATGGGGACTAAACAATGAAGGTAAACCAATTAAAGATGTAAACGAAGCTGTAGTAAAATATGGTAAATTACCTGTGTTGCTGAGTATCATACAATCAGCAACTATGAGCAAGATTAAAATAGAAATGAGGAAACGAAAACTTGTTAAAAGAATTTAACCCCGAAGTACAAACGCTATTTTTGCGTATGATGATCACTAACCCTGAACTATATACTAGGGTAATGAACATCATGAACCCACTAAACTTTGACAGATCAGTTAGGGCAGCAGCAGAGTTTATAGTAGAACATTCACAAAAATACAATGTGTTGCCTGATCCTACACAAATCAAAGCTACTACTGGTATAGAAATTGAACTAATCCCTGAACTAGACACAGCAGGGCATACTGAGTTTTTCTTAACTGAGTTTGAACATTTTACAAAAAGACAAGAACTAGAACGAGCAATCTTAAAAGCAGCAGAGTTGCTAGAAAAAGGTGAATATGATCCAGTTGAAAAACTGATCAAAGATGCGGTACAAATTTCTTTAATGCGTGATTATGGTACAGATTATTTTGCTGATCCTAAAGAACGATTAAACAGATACTTTAATCAAGGCGGTCAAGTAAGCACAGGGTGGCCGCAACTAGACAAAGTTATGTATGGTGGTATGTCTAGGGGCGAATTAAACATCTTTGCAGGTGGTTCAGGATCTGGTAAGTCACTTGTAATGATGAACTTGGCTGTGAACTTTTTGGCACAAGGATTAAGCGGTGTTTATATTACACTTGAACTGTCTGAAGAGCTAACGGCTTTAAGAACTGATGCCATGTTAACTAGCATGAGCACTAAAGATATTCGTAAAGACTTAGACACAGTAGAATTAAAAGTAAAAATGGCTGCTAAAAAGTCAGGTAAGTATCGTGTTAAAGGTCTTCCTGCACAAAGTAATGTAAACGTAATCAGAAGTTATATTAAAGAAGTACAAATACAAACAGGTATGCTAATAGACTTTGTAATGATTGATTACTTGGATTTAGTAATGCCTGTTAGTGTTAAAGTAAATCCTAATGATCAGTTTATCAAAGACAAGTATGTTAGTGAAGAATTAAGAAACTTGTCTAAAGAGTTAGGTGTCTTAATGGTTACAGCATCGCAGCTAAACAGATCGGCTGTAGAAGAAATTGAATTTGATCATAGTCATATTGCAGGTGGTATTTCAAAGATTAACACTGCTGACTATGTGTTTGGTATCTTTACTAGTAGATCAATGAAAGAACGAGGCAAGTATCAAATTCAGTGTATGAAGTCACGTAGTTCTACTGGTGTTGGTCAAAAGATTGACTTAGAATATAACATTGATACTATGAGAATTACAGATGAAGGCGGTGATGAAAATGCTGGGTATCGTCAATCCGCTACAGATATTATGAACAGAATTAAAACTGTAAGTACAGTATCTCAAAATGAAACTATTGATGCTATCACCGGTGAAATTCAACAACCTGAGAAAAAAGTAGTAGCAGATGTTCAAGGTTCTAAGCTAAGAAATATGCTAAATTCGTTGAAAAATAATTGAGCTAAGATAAATATAATAAAGGTTTCATCGTATGCAAAAGAAAACACGCAGTCTTTTAGAAGAACTAGAAAGCATTGGTAACAATAAAGATGTTAATCACCTTATTGAAAGCCGTGCCAACAATGTTATTTCAAGTGCTATCAATCTTTTAGAATTGATGAAAAAACAATATTCACCTGAAAAAGCTGAACTTTTAGAAAGAAAACTGCTAAGTGCGATTAAAGGCCGAGACCAAGATAGATTCTCTAAGTCTTTAAGGAAACGCGATGAAAGTTAACGAATTTAAAAAAGTAGAAGAGGGATTCTTTTCTGATTTAGCAAGAGTTGGATCAGATGCTGTAGATACAGCTAAGTCTTCTTCTGAGTACCAAAAAAAAGATCAAGAACGATTTAAAAATAAAGTAAATATTGAAACTCAGAAAAGATACCTGCAGGATTTTATTGAAGATTTAATAGTTGACCTAGATGCTACTATTAAAAGCGGAGGTGTTGACATTAACGCTGCGGCTCCGAAACCCCAGGCTCAAGCTCCGAAACCCCCCGGTAGTGAATATGCTCCTCCTAACAGTTCAGGAACTCAATACGACCCCAAAACTACTTCTACAATAAGCGAATATGCTACATATAATAGTTTAGTAGAAAGTTATATTTCCGAACAAACTGCTGAGTCAATATCTCAATATATAGTGCGTTGGTTTGCCGCGTATATGAAAGGAGTGGACTGGGAAAGTGATAAAGCTAATGTTGAAACTATCGCAAAAGAAATAGAATCATCTTATTCAAAAGATCGCGGTAAAGCAGCAATATCAAAACTTGCTAATAGCTCATGGAACTTAATTAAAGATGTTTCTACGACCCCATACGGTGCAAAAGATGTAATAAGTCCCAACACACCCAGTAATAATTCCAAAGTATCTGATAAAGAATTAGCAAAAAGAATAAAAGACGACACTGAAAAATTAAAGAAAACTGATCCTAATTTATACGACAAAATTAAAAATTCATTACCTGAATCTAAAATAATTAAGAAGAAAACATCATGATTAGACTATTTGAAGGCGGCAATATTTTCAAAGATGAGCAGGGAGTTCCCGTTACTCGCCGTATCAATAAAAACGAAATCCCCAATACTATTAGCTGGTTAGAAAAGCTAACTGGATTAGATTTAACTAAAGAAAAAGCTAAAGATGGGTTACCTACAAAATGGTTAGGTTCTACTGGTAGAAAAGAATCTTCAGGGGACTTAGACTTAGCCGTTAACAGTCAAGAAATTTCTAAAGCTGAGTTAGAATCACAATTAAAAAATTGGGCTACTCAACAAGGGTTAAATCCAAAAGAATGGGTAGCAAAGTCAGGTATATCAGTTCACTTTAAAACTCCAATATTAGGAGATGTTAAAAACGGGTTTGTACAAACCGATTTTATGTTTTTAGACAATCCAGCTTGGGGTATATTTTTGCTTAGTCAAGGACCCAGTGAATATAAAGGCATGTTTAGAGAAATTTTACTTAACAACGTAGCTAAAGGTACTATAAGTTCTGAATACCCTCAAGGTTTGCGAGTAAGTATGAAAGGCTTAGTAGACAGAGCTACTAACGAATTTATTACATTTGACATTGATACTATTGCTAAAACTTTATTTGGTCCAACCGGGTCTAAAGAAGATATGATGTCAGTAGAAAATATCTATAAGAAGTTAGCTAACGATCCTAACAAAGAAAAGAAAGTAAGCGAATTTGAAGAATACGCTAAGTCAAAAGGTGTAACACCTCCGGGAGAAGCAATACAAGAAAGTTTGTCGGATATTATGTCAAGATTTCGTAGTATTGTAATAGAAAATTCAGTGATTTTAAGTGAAGCAGTACCTGGTCCTAGAATACCTCATCCTGAAGATGCTATTTTTGACGGTGGCGACAGTGCAAAACAATATTTAAATGCACTCAAACAAGCTATTAGTAGTCCAGAATCTGGTAGTATTAAATGGGACGGAGGGATAGCATTATACTTTGGTAACTTACCTGACGGTAGATTTGTTGTTACTGACAAGTACATGCCAAACAAAGGCGTTTATCCTAGTAGCCCCGAAGAATGGGTTGAATATGATCAGCAGCGTGGCGCCAATAGAAACGACTTATACGAAAAGATTGATTTATTATGGCCAGGATTAAAGCAAGCTGTTGGTAGTATTAAGGGGTTATTTAAATCTGATTTAATGGCTATCAACCCTAAATCAGAAAACGGATACTTTGTGTTTAAACCTGTTACCGTAGAGTATCGCATACCTGCTGATTCTGATCTTGGTAAACAACTTCAAGGAAAAGTAGGCTTCTTAATCGTTCACGAGTTTGATAACAAACCATGGCGCGGTGAGCCAGCAATGAATAAATCTAATGTAGCTTTGATACCTGCTTCTGCCGGAGTTACATTCAATATTAAGCCTCCTGCTAAACTAATCAATGATGCTGAAAGCGTGTTATCAACAAACAGTAAAGTTATAGACGATTTCTTAAGCGGACTTAGCAGTGTTGCGCGTGAAGCATTAAAGAAATATATGAATCATAAAATAACAAAGCAAACTAACGATAAGTTAGTACCATGGTTATCTCAAAATATCAGTAAATCACAGTATAACTTCTTAGTAGGAACTGACGGTACTGGTTATTTACAGCAAAACGCAGAAGGATTGAATGCTCTTGTCAGAGTGTGGAATGCAATATACAAACTAAAAGTTAATGTATCCAATCAACTTGAAAACCAAGTTCAAGGATTTGAACAGTCGTCAGGCGGGCAAAAAGGCGGTGAAGGATTCGTATTTCCTACTGATTCAGGTTTAGTTAAAATAGTAGACAGACAGCGTTTTGGAGCTGCCCATTTTAACAAATAATATATCCTAAACCAGCATTTTTTTCTATTTGGCATAAATATTTGTATGAAGCAGTAGGCTTCAAAACATTTAAAGGATATTTAAAATGGCACAATTTACAAGAGTCAATGGTGACTTAAAACCGGTATTACACTTAGACAGCGCATCTTACACCAATACTGGTGTTAATACTCTTACTTCTGCTGCTACAGTTCAGCCACAAGGACCAAAGCTAGACTTCTTTACTGCTACTGCTAACGGTGCATTAACTACTACTCAGGTTACTTCAGCCGTACAATCTATTCAGCAGTTGGCTACTATATACATCTACGAGTATACTGATACTACTAACGATACTCTAGCATTTGCTGTATACCCAGTTGGCGCATGGACTACTGCTGCTCTAGTAACTGCATTAGAAGATGCTAACGGTCCTGCTTGGGCTAATGCTGTAACAGTAACTGCTTCTGCAACTTTCACTAATTAATTTTAGTTAAAGTTAAAATAAAGAACCTGAGATTTATTCTCAGGTTTTTTTATGCCAATAAATAACTGTATGTCACATAGAATTAGATGCTATACATTATTTGATATTACCAAAACAAACGTAACTAATCGTAGTAAACCAAGCGATGATGTAACAACATGGTTATACAATAGAAACACTCAATGTAACTTTGATACTATATTACAAGTTATTTCATTAAGATCACAACCCGAAGTTGTTAAGAACCCTGAAAAATTAAAGATAGATAAATTTACTAAGTTTGGATTTCTGTATGACATCAAACAACTAGATTTTTGTTGGGTTTTTGAATTTGAAGTACAGCATTCAAGCGTATTTGATAATGGCATAACCGAACTTGGGGCTCTTTATGCAGACTGTAACAACGTTCCTATGATAAAATGCCACACAGAAATACTTAACTTAGCAACTTTTTTAGATACTAGTGTTGAGTTAAAAAATATACATTTTGAGATTATATGAAATACAAAAACAAAAAAACTAAAGTTGAACGATTTATAAAAGATCAACTTACAAATACAAAAACTATGAATTTACTGTTGCTAGAGATAGATACTGATAGTTACGCACTGTTTGGTAAATACACTATTAACAGAGAAAACAACTACTATGTGGTTTGTACAGATGGCGAAGATAAAAAAAGAATATTTAATACACTAAAAACTGCGGTTACTTGGTGTGTATTCAAAGAAAAAAATAGAACACTAGAGTGTAAGCAAATTGAACAGATAGATTTTAAATTATCCAGTTTAGAAGTTGACATATTACAAACAACTAAGATTCTCAACAACTTAAAAGATGAAAATTTTAAACTGGTGTTTATTTCTAAGATTGAAGAAAGCAATATAAAGAAAAAACTACTACTAATACAGTTAAATAAACTTATAAATACTTCTAAAGATTGGCAAACTAAGAAGTTTAGTGAAGCAAAATTAACGAGCAAAAGATAAATACTTAATCAACATTGGAATACTAACTATGAAACTAAATGATCTAGAACAAAAGAACCATGCGAAAAAAGCATTAAAAGAAAACTATGAAGTGACTTTTGAAGTATCTTCTTTGGATAAAGCTAATACTAAGCATATGTTGAATAAGGTTACTAAACTTATTACGGAAGCTAGACAGTCTAACAACTTTTATAAAAATCAAACCTCATCAACTTACATGAAGTTAGTATTTATGGAGCAAGCACTTAACACACATTACAAAGACTTAATGAATGCTCCTAAACCCAGAATTGTTTTTGAAAACGAAGAAGTTGAAAAGTCTCAAGTAATTTTAGCTGCTCAAGACATGATTGATACTGTACAAAAAATGTATGAAGATGTTAACGATATGATGGTTAAAGAACTTCCTGCATTAGTAAGCAGCATTCAGTCTGAAATCGGTGCTAATGAAAGCACTGAGTTTAATGCTCAAGCCAGCGAAGCATTAAGAGCACTAAACGATTCTTTGTTGAATTCTAAGAATTCTTTAGAAAGCGCACTTGGTACTATAACCGGTCAAGCGGGTATGGATTCATTCGCTACAGATGACGCAGGTATGGATGAGTTAGAGCCAACAGATGATCTTGGAATGGATGACGGTGTTGATCTTGATCTAGACATTGAAGAACCTGAACTGCCTGCTGTAGGCGGAGTGGGAAGAGCAAAAAGATAATGCGTCTTTTTGAATTTGAAAGTGATCCCGGTATTGGAGCAAAACTTGTTGCGGTAACCGACCAACTAAAAACTGATCTGGAAGATAACAAACTTAATTTTGGTATGACTACAGATCAGTTGTTGGATTACTTTCAAGACTATGATATAATCTTAGATGTTACGGACTTGTACAACATGATACAAGTTCCTCCTTTAAAACAAGTTATTACTAATATACAAGGCGATAAAGTTGTTTTCAAAGGTCAATCTGATGATTCAGACAATCCTGAACAAGACACTGAGCAAGAAAAAACTGTAGCTCAAATGGCTAAAAATGCTATGAAATAATTTGTTTATCTATTGATTTGTTTAATGATATCAAGTATAATTAAACATTATCAGAGAGAATCAATTGACCAATCCAATTTACAATCCAAACAAATTTAACTATCAAGAACTTAAAAGAACCACTACCAATGGTTCAAGAAAATATGTAACACCCGACGGTTTTGCCGTTCCCAGTGTTACAACGATCTTAGATGCTACTAAACCTGAAGAAGCTAAACAAGCATTACAAAACTGGCGTAATAGAGTAGGTCATAAACAAGCACAAGCTATTACTACAGAAGCCGCAGGTCGCGGTACTCGTATGCACAAGTGGTTAGAAAACTATGTAAAGCTTGGTACTACTGGTGATCCAGGCTCTAATCCCTATAGTCAACAAAGTCATTTAATGGCTCAGTCTATTATTAAAAAAGGATTAACGAATTGTAATGAATTTTGGGGAACCGAAGTTAGCCTTTATTACCCAGAAATGTATGCAGGCACTACTGATTTAGTTGGTATTCATAATGGTAGTGAAGCTATTATGGACCACAAGCAAGCAAACAAAATGAAAAAGCGTGAATGGATTGAAGATTATTTTATTCAAACCTGCGCTTACGCCACGGCACATAATCAAGTGTGGAACACAAGCATTCGCAAAGGTGTTATTTTTATGTGTACTAAAGACAATGAGTATCAAGAATTTATTATAGAAGGTAAAGAATTTGATCATTATGTTAACGAATGGTTCAAACGTTTAGAGCAGTACTATATCCAGTTCGTTTAGTATTCATTAAAGATAAATAAGATATAACACTATTATGGAAAGTTATATCTTATGGCCATTATACAAATCTCAAAAATACAGCAAAGATCAGGCAACCTAGTTGATCTTCCTCAACTCTCTGAAGCAGAATTCGGCTGGGCATCAGACGAAAAACAACTGTTCATAGGTAAAGAAACTCCTAACGAAAATATTGAAGTTTTAACTTCTTATTCTGAAATAGATTTTAGTCAGATAGAAGGTTCCATTGGTAATTTAAATATAAGCAATACCGTAGCCAATGGTCAAGTATTAGCATATGATGGTAACAACTGGGTCAATCGCGGCGGATCAGCAGGTGGTTTAATTACATTAGGTAATGTATCTAATGTTAGGATTACCGGTGGCGCCATAAATTATATTTTAACTACTGATGGATTAGGTAATCTTTCTTGGACTCCCAAAGGTGCATTGTATTCTAATATCGTAGCATTAAGTAATGCTACCCCGATAGTGATGACAGTTGCTAATACTACCCCTTATGTGAATGACTCTCAAGTTACTATTACCGGTGTTTTAGGAGTAGCTAATAGTAATGTAAATGGACTAACCTTTTATGTTCAGTTAGCAAGTAACTTCCCTACCACAGGTAATGTATCATTATATACTAGTGCCGGCGGATCGGGTCCAGCAAACGGTACGAGTTTAACGTATACTAACTCTCCTAATGCAATTGCAACATCTACTATAGGTAGTGGTTCGGGGTCAGGAGTAGTAGGAGGAACCACTAATTCTGTTCAATATAATGATGGTAGCGGATTTCAGGGCGATGCAAATTTCACCTGGAATGGTAGCACTTTAACAGTTACCGGCAACACTAATATTAGCAATCTTTTAAATGTAAGTAATACGATAACTGCATCTAGACTAGTTTCTAACATTGCAATAGGCACTCCTCCGCTTACTGTTACATCTACTACTAAAGTAGTAAATTTAAATGCAGACTTACTAGATGGATATGATACTTCTGTTGCTTCTGCTGCTACGACGGTTGTGGTTAGAGACGCGAGTGCTAATATATTAGCAAATAATGTAAACACTAATAGAATTTTTAATGGTACTAGTAATGTAGCAATTATTGCTGGCGGAAATGTATCAATCACGGTTGCATCAACAGAAACAATAAGAGCTACTACAACCGGTGCAGAAGTATTTGGAAACCTGTTAGCAAGTAATGTTTATGCTAACTCAGGTACTGTAGGTGCTTCTTTAGTAACCGGTACTTTAACAACAGCAGCACAACCAAACGTTACATCAGTAGGCACTTTAACATCACTTGCGGTTACTGGTAATATCACATCAGGTAACGTTTATGCTAACTCAGGAACTGTAGGTGCTTCGTTATTAACTGGTACATTAACTACTGCTGCACAACCTAATATTACATCAGTTGGTACATTAACATCACTTGCGGTTACTGGTAACATTACTAGTGCCAACATTACTACTTCTACTCATGTAATTAGAAGTGTTGCAACAGCAATTAGTGCTGCTGGCACAGTGCAAGGTGATGCAACAGCATTAGCAAAAGATATTAATGTAGTCTCTACAGTAAGCGCAGGACAGGGTGTTAGATTACCAACAGCGGTCGCAGGTATGGTTATTATTGTAAATAATACAAGTGCTACAAGTTTGAACGTTTATCCATCTACTAGCGCCGCGATTAATTCTTTAGCAACAAATGCAGCATATACACACATAGCAGCAGCTAGTTTACAGTACTATGCTATAAGTGCTACTCAGTGGTATACTGTAGGCGCAACTTACTCATAAATAAAATAATAGGAATAAAATAAAATGTCAACATATGTTTTTAATACAAGTAACTCAACAGTTACTACTTCAGCTAACATAGCAACTGATAGAGTACGAATAGCTACTCTTGATCCAATACTTTACGCGGTAGGGTTTCCTAACACTGCAGGTACTGGTAATATTACTGCTGCTACTAATACAACAACTGTTACCGGTAGTGGTACTAGTTTTACTACTCAGTTAGGTAAAGGCTACTGGATAGGAAATGCTACTGGAACAACAGTTGGAATAATATCTTCAATAGCAAATAACACAAGCTTAACTTTAACTGCTAACGCGAGCGTGGCTGTTAGTAATGCTGCGTTTACTTATTCACCATATGGTGTTCCTTATGTAGATGACACATTAGATCCATCTAATTGTCCTACTGCAAGTGGTATTATACCTGCTAATACTATTGTAAATACTGTTATCGTGGGTCAAGGAAATGTAGTTACATTCGTAAGTGTAGGAGCCAACAGCCAGATTAGTATTACTGAATTAGGTGAACCACATGCTAACACTGGCACAACTGGATACTGATTTTAATCTGTTAAGATAAATAGTTTTAATATTCTCATAGGGAGAATTTACGTAGATTTTAATACGTACCGGCTAAAACCCGGATCACAATGGAGAAAAATCATGGGCAGACCCCTAAAAATCGCTAAAGCGCAAGCAGTAATCACATTAACTGCAACAGCAGCAGCAACAGACATTGTAACAACTTCAGCTAACTTAACAACTCTTGGTATTATTGCGGGTATGCCTTTTATTCCAGCAACTACTGTAGGCGGTTTGACCGGCGGCGTAACTTATTTTATACTAGAAGTATTATCTGCAACAACATTTACGGTTTCAGCAACAGAGTTATCAGCAAACCCAACGTACAGCAAAGTTGATCTTTCTGCTACATCAGGGCAAACTGTTGCTTTATCAGTAGGCGTAGTTGACGGATACTTCAACAACCCAACTGGTGGGACTGGTTATCCTGCAACAAACTCAAACACTTACTCTGTAGTAGGTGGTAACACTGCAATATTTGGAAAGCAAGTATTGGCTAACGTTGCTTTTGGCGTTAACGGTACAGGTACATTATATGCATATGATACAAGTAATGTTGTTGGTGGTATAGGAACCGACTTAGCTAATATCGCTGCTGACTCAGTAATTCAGTATGTTGATTCAACAGGCGGTTTAATAACTTTAGGTTATGTAGATACGGCTACCGGTATTACTACGGTAGCAATTACAAACGCTACTGCTACTGGAAACTTTTTAACTACTTCAGGAAATGCTCAAACATTGTATGCTAATCTTCCAGTAACTTTAAATGCTAATATCGGCGGGTTAACGGCAGGAACTAATTACTTTGTTAAAGCTATTCCAAACGCTGCGGCATTTACTGTTTCATTAACGGCTGGCGGAGCAAACGTTGCATTAACTAATGCAACCGCTGCTTCTAATGCTTTACAAGATACAACTTTATTAGCTGCCAACGCAACTGCAAATATATCAGGAGCTTCATACATTTATGCAACTCCAGAAGCAGGGTATATTGTTCGTCAAAAGGGCAAGCAAAAGTACTTAGTACAAGGTACTTCAAGCGGATTAATAGGACAATGTTTTACTGCTAACGTTGCTAACACTGCTATGTTACCAAACACTATGACTATTACTGCTACATACGCTAACTCAAGTACAGTTAAAGTTCAAAGCTTGAGCGATCACACTGCTGAATTGTTTAGTTCAACATCTGGTCCGGTAGCTACAGGTAATATTGTTCTTGCAAATGCTGATCCAGCGTTTGGTACGTTTAATAACGCTGCTGCTGCAAATGCTACAGACGGACAGCCTTACCCGATCGTAACTATCGGTAATGCGTAATAAATCATGAGTTCATCTACGCAGCAATTAAAACAAGCAGAAACAGAAATTGCCATACTTCAGGTTAGATTTACCAACCTAGATGAAAAAATAGATGATCTTAAAACAGATGTAAACAGTATTCGTGAAGACATAAAAGAAAGTTCTGAAACAGCTACCAAGCTAATAAAAGATTTTCAAGCTGACAATATTGCTTCACATAAAGAAATGTCTGGAAAAATATCTGAGTTAGAAAAGTGGAAATGGATGATCATGGGAGCCGGATTAGTTATCGGCTCTTTGAGTTCATTTGTTTTAAGTACCATATTCAGTTGAATTAGAAAACGGCTCTTAGAGCCGTTTTTCTTTTAAAGCTTTTAACTTATCTTGTACTAAATCAAAATTTATCGTAGAAAATAATCCTGGATGTAAAGGCTTAGGATATTGATCATTGCCTACCCAAGCATAACCTATGTGTTCATGATTTAACAAAGGTGTAAATTCTTTTTCTACTTCACAATAAAAAGTATTATATGTAAAGTTATTGTTTACAAATTTTTGAATAGGTATAAGTTTAAATCCAGTGATATCTAAACTCATTTCTTCTGTGCATTCACGAGTAAGACCTTCTAAAAGAGTTTCGTCTTTTTCTATACCGCCACCTGGCATACTCCAAGTTGGATTTTTAGTGTCTGATCTAAGTAAAAAAAGATAACGATCAGTTGTTGTACTGTAAAAGAAAATGCCAGCCGCTTGTTTCACTTATACCACCACGGACCAGTCTCCCTCTCCGTACCATCCGTCTACTGATTTCATCCATGAGCCATCTACAAATCTATACTGAACGCCTGTTGTTATGTTGGTTACAAATTCAACATCTTCTGAATCTTGACTATCAAAAGAAACTTGCCATTCTCCAGCACTTGCGTTATACTGAATTATGTCATTGGCATTTGCTACTAAATTACCCCAGGCAACCGTAGTAGCATCTTCTGATCCTATAGATTCTACTATTAGATATCTCTTGCCATTAATGGGTCCTGGCAATCCTGCATTAGGACCAGTTGATAGAGGATTGATCACACTGTCTACAGGATTTAATGTATTTTGTGGTAGCGTGTCTGGATCTATGTTATAAATTAATAGTCTATCGTCTATAGGATCAGGAACAATAGTACCAACGATATCAGTTTCCATATAAGGATTTTGTAACCATATTTGTGATATTCCTGGTTTAATTGCTCCGTATACGTTTAATACGCCAGACCAGTATAATGAAGTATCGGGTGAAGCAGGTAAATCTAAATCTGTATTAGGAAGATAAAAAGGCTGATTAGCAGGAACCAACTGTAGTGAATTTCCTATTAATAAAACTTTATAACCGTATGCTGTGATTTTTTGTCTAGTACCTAACAATATGTCATCGTTTTGAATATCGTCTATTGTACTACCTTCATGTATGGACATAATAATCTTTTGAATAACACCCATCTTTTTAAGTTTAGCAGGTGCACTGATCCATATAGGCATATAAAACTTCCAACTTAAAACATCTATAGGATTTCCGGTACCTTGAGGAATACTTCTACTACTAAAAGTTATGCCATCTTGATATACTACAGTTAGTGAAGTCCAATCAATGTAATTATCAGTGCTTTGTATTTCTAAAGAAGGGTTGAATAATACACCCAACTGTTCCATTAACTCTAGCTTTTGTTGATAATTAGTAGTCCACATGTCAACTGTTAGTCTTAACATATAAGGTACAGGCATTAATCTTTCTACAGTAAATGCTTGTCCCTGAGTAGTTTCATATGACTGTGTATCTTGATCATAAGCGCGTTGACGAACATTTATTCTATCTACAAAAAACGGTTCTTGCGTTCTTTTCTGATCATATTCTAACCCAGAAATATAATACGAAATCATGGGCGCTGAAGGTAAATTACTAGCACTATTGTTAGCTATAATAGTAGAAGCTTGTCTACTAGAATCACCATACATAACAGGAACACGAACTAAAATCTTATTACCAGCCGGATCTTTTCCTCTAGTAACTTGCCAGTTACTGAAAATTTTTCCAAATTGAATTAAAAATCGTCTTATCTGCGAATCATAATGAAAGTCTGCCAATTTTTATTCCTCTGGAGGTAACACATCAGGTGCTGGTTGTAATATTGTAGAAAGATTCTGTAATTCAGGAACTGCTTCTTCTGTATTATTTATAAAAATCTCAGCACGGTCATTTATAAATCCTGAAAGTTGTGACTTATCATCAAATGTAAAGCCGGTTTCAGTTCTTACGTTTTCAGAAATTCTTATCCATATTCTTCCGTCCCAACGATATAAAATCTGAGGCAAGTAATCTATACGTAAAAAATAATCTCCCACTTGTGGATTTTGCGGAAATGATATGCCTGCACCTGTAGGGAATCCGTTAGGAGCAGTACCGTCACCGGTTAAGTAACCACTTGTATATCCAAATGTTTGCGGAGTAGCACGAACGATAAACTGAAATCTAGGATCACAATCTGCTCTAAAATCCATTACAGGAGTTATTTCATCTGTAAATCCTGGTTGTGTTGGATCTTGGTCCGCTGTTGCGTAAGTGTTATCTGCGGTACCATATGGCCCCGTTATTATACCTAAAGACTGTACTGATAATACTTTTGTTCCCTCAACTGATCCAGAACCAGTATCAGTTAATTCGGGTGCTTCTACAACTACTTGTAAACTAGCTTGAACAAATTGTTCTAATTTGTCAACATGATCCATGTCCGCAGTCATATCCCAAATACTTTTCAATGATTCTTTTGATATTCTTATACCAGTACTTGGTGTTTTATAGTTGGGATTTCTCATTGATACGACTGAAGCAGTGACAGGGTTGGGCGGTCCATTTAAGTTAGCAATAACATTATAAGGAGGAGCAGGTTGTCTATACTTTGATGACAATGCTCCGTTTTGTTCAAATGGTCCGTATGTAGGCACTATATAAAGCTTACTAGTATCATAACCGGCTTTGGGTACTAATCGTTTAGCTTCTTCTAATGCGGCATTATTAATACTAATATTTCTATTATAAGTACTTAAAATATCTTTTAAGTCTTCGGCTGTATCAAGTTCCCAGTATATAGGATCAGGTGGTAACTTGCCAATAGGTACTTCTTGTTTAGTAATATAATTCTTGTCACCATATGTAATTACATAACCTTCTGGGTATACCTTGTCAGATTCCCAAATACCCAAGTAGTTATCTTGATTAATAGGTTCATTAAGTATCTGTGAAAACTCTTGACTGTCAATAAGAGGTTCACATTTTATTCGCCATAGATGCGGATACCAAGTTTGTGAAAACCCTTCACTGGCATAATTGGCATCTGTTATTTGATAAAATCTTTTTAATGCTACTGGTATAGTTTCTTTTAAAGGATTGTAATCTAAAAGATGCGGCAATTCAAATACATCACCCACCATTAGCTTTCTACCTATAATATCAATCATATCATTGTAATGTACGGTGACAAAGATGATATCGTTATTTAAGAATAATCCAAACTGTGATAAATCAAAATCTAGGTTTTGTACGTTGTAGGATCCTCTTAGACGATAAACATTTGGGTCATATGTTCTGTCTCTGTTTTCCAAAAACAATAAATCTTGTATGTTAGTTGGATCTAAACTATCATATTCGGGTTGAGTGTAATCAGTAGACTCACCTTGGTTAGTAGGACCCAAATACTTGTGGATGAGGAGGTCTGTCCCGCCCACAGTTAGTTGTTCCGAAATAGTGCGATCCATAAATCGGTAATCATTTTGTTTATTATCACGGTATAAGCTTAACCTAGGAATCTTCATCTCTCCTGATATGTGTAACTATTTATCGTTAACTATTGACATTACCGATATATAATGTTAATATACACTATAACTTTATTCACGGAGATCAGATA